ATGAAGAAATCAGTAATAGAAGAAGAAATAACTTTATGTAACAAATTAAGATTTATACCAATAACTATTTATGATACTGATGGAACAACAATTTTAAATGATGGAATTGGTTTAGTTTCAGTTGCAGGAGGTGAGTAATATGGCAAGTGGTACTTTTTTATTAAGTAAAAAAAATTCAAGTTCTAGTGTTACTTTTCAAGGTAAATTAGAGTGGACTTCAACAAGTAATGGTTCAGTTGCTAATAGTTCAAATGTTGTTGTTAAATTGTATGCAAGAAAGCAAGGCAGCTCAACTCCTACAAGTGGTAAAGGTTGGAATGGTTACATTACTATTGATGGAACTAAGACAACATATAGTACAAGTTCATCATTATCAATACAAAATTCATGGGTATTAGTTAGTCAAGCATCAAAGACAGTTGCACATAATAATAATGGTACTAAATCAATAACAATAGCAGGTGCAGTAACTGGTCCGAGTGGTACAACATTAGGTTCAATTACTTCAAGTGGTTCAACAACTATAACATTAGATACTATTCCTAGATATGCTACTTCAGTTCAAAGTTTAGCAAGTAAAACTGAAACAAGTATTTCAATAAATTGGAGTAGTGATAATACAATAGACTATATTTGGTACTCTTCAAATAATGGATCAAGTTGGACTGGTTTAAATGTTACTGATGGTAAAAGTGGTTCATATACTATTAGTGGTTTAAGTGCTAATACAACATACCAAGTTAAAACAAGAGTTAGAAGAAAAGATAATCAATTAACAACTGATAGTAGTGCATTAAGTGTAACTACTTATGCTTATCCTTATGCTAATTCAATGCCTAATTTCACAATAGGGAACACTTTAACTATTGGTTTATATAATCCATTAGGAAGAAGTGTAGAAGTAATTATTATAGGTGCTGATGATACTCTATGTTCATATGATGTAACAACAGGTACTTCTATAACAGGTTATTCAGGAAGTTCAGTTGTTTCTTCTTTATATTCAACCATTCCTAATGCTAAAAGTGGAACATATAAAGTTAGTGTTGCTTATGGAAGCCAAACATCAATTAAAACTGGTGGAACATATACAATAAATACAAGTGCATGTACACCAACAATAGATAGTGTTTCATACAAAGATACAAATGCAAGTGTTACTGCAATAACTCAAAATAATCAAAACATAGTAAGAAATCAAAGTATAGTTCAATATAATGCAACTGGTTTACATCCTAAAAATTCGGCAACAATTAGTTCATGTTCAGTTTCAGTTAATGGGAATACTTATAATTTAAGTGTTTCATATAGTGGTGGATATATTGCAAGTGGTGGTAATGCAACAATAGATAGTTCTGATGATGTTACTGCAACATTTACTTTAACGGATAGTAGAGGATTAACTGCAACAAAAACTATTAATATATCAATGCTAGATTGGGTTTTACCAAATGCAATTATTACTCTACAAAGACAAAACAACTTTTATAGTGAAACTGATATAAATGTTGATGCTAATTATTCAAGTGTTGATGGCAAAAATGAAATTACTTTAAAAGTTAGATATAAGAAAACAACTGATACAACTTATAGTTCTTATGTAACCTTACAAGACAATGTAACATCAGTTTTAAATTTAGATAATCTTTATGAATGGGATGTTCAAGTATTAGTTCAAGATTTATTTGGATCAACTACTTATAATGCAGTTGTTCAAGTAGGTATGCCTATTATTTATTTTGATAGGTTAAAAAGTTCAACTGGTTTTAATTGTTTTCCTAAAGATGAAAAAAGTGTTGAAGCAAATGGAGTAAACCTTGAAAGAAATGTAATGACTAGAGCATTAAGTTCTAATGTTAGTGATTTAGCAGTTAATACATATACAATAGTTCCTTTAGATTTAACAAATGTTGCAGGAAGTAAATTAACTGCAACTGAAGATGGTGGAATTGAAATAGGTGCAAATGTAAGTAAGATTTTAGTATCAGGAAGAGCATCTATACAAGGTAGTTCTACTACTGGTAGAAGGCATTTAAGAATTATGAAGAATAGTTATACAAATAACAATACAATAGCATGGTCTCAAGATGATTTTGCAGCTAGTGTTACTGAAGATATAGTTATAACTCCTACACTTGGAAATGTACAAGAAGGAGATGTAATATATCTATTCTACTATGTACCAAATAGTGCTGATAGCATTGGTGGTAATACCTATGGTGCAAGAACATCATTAACAGTTGAGGTTGTAGAATAGGAAGGAGATTAACAAATGGATATTGCTGAAATAATACAAGCAGTTTTTCAATATGGAGGAACTGTTATTATGGCAGGTTTATTTATATGGGTATTTATTGAAGATAAAAAGAAAAATACTAAAATGCTAGAAGATAATACTAAAATGCTTCAAGTTCTAACTGAAAGTAATAACAACATAGCAAAATCATTAGATATAATTTCAGATACTTTAAAAGTGATTGATAATAAAGTAGATAGAAATTACCAAGAAGAATTAAAGAAAAAAGACTAGAATAAAATCTAGTCTCTTTTTTTATGCCTTAAATTCGATTTTAAGACATTTTTTGATTTGGATGATAAATTTACTAGGTTAGCACAAAAACTTGTTATAATTGAGATATTAAAGCCACAGGTACATATAAAAGCATAAGAAAAGATTATATAATAAAACCTAGTTGAAAAAATTGTTCTAATGGTTCTTAACCAACAGGGGATGGGGAGTTAGTAAACTATTCATCATAAAAAAGTAATTGATATATTTTGTTCTTTATCAATTCTGATTTCTTTTATTAAATTTCTCCACAATGCTCTTTTATTTTCTTTTGTTAAATCATTATAGATACTTCTCCAATCACTATTAAGGAAATCTTTAATGTGTGTTACATCAATTGTTTTTTTCATACTTAACAATTTTAATTCCTTTTCTAGTTCTTCATAATCCTTATCATATTGTTCAGTAGATATTCTATTTTTATGATAAGAATAAGTTAATCTATCTAGTTCACCTAATATTTCTTTAATTCTTTTTTGTGGATCATTCTTATTTATAGGTTTAACATCAGTTACTTTAATAACATATTCGGCAGCAAGAGTTTCAATGTTTTCAAGTATATATTTTTCAAACTTTCTTTCACTTTTAACTTTTCTAAAAGTACACTTTTTTGCAAGATTTGAATATGCACCATTACAACGATATATGTAACATCTATTTTGTTTATATTTTCCACTTTTAGATGATTGCCCCACAAATGCCGAATCACATTCATCACATTTAATTAATCCTGAAAAAATGTATGTGTGTTTATTTTTTCTTTCTCTTATATTGTTTTCAATAATAAATTGATTTCTTTCAAATTGTTCTAGTGAGATATATGGAGGGCAATATGTATCATTGCCTTTATAAATACCTGCATAGTAAGGATTTTTAAGCATATTATAATACACTTTATATTGCTTATTAAGATTATATTTTTCATTTATAAAGTACATTGTTTTTCTAACTGAATGATAAGTATTAAAATGTTCAAAAATATCTTCAATAATTGGTTTTGTTTCTTCATCAAAACCTACATATTTACCATTATCTCTTTTAACCACCTTATAACCAAAAGGTTGATTACCAAATATTGCTTGTCCTTGTTTAACTTTATACTCAAAAACTGATTTAATTCGTTCAGAACCTTTTTTTAATTCTCGTTCAGCTAAAGATACTTTTAATTGAAACATAAACATACCATCAGCAGTAGAAGTATCAATATCATCTTCTTCAATAGAAATTAATGCTACATTATGCTTTTGAAGTAGTTCTAACATTTTATTGGCTTCTAAAACATTTCTAGAAAATCTATCTAATCTAGTGAATACAATTACATCTAAATCTTTAAGACTATCTAACATATCTAACAATCTAGGTCTTTTCATATTCCCAGCAGTAAAACCTTCATCAACAAACAGATCAACTAATTTATGTTTTTCATCTTCACACCATTTTTTTATCTTTTCCATTTGTGCTTTAACTGAATATCCATATTTCTTTTGTTCATCATGTGATACCCTACAATAACCACCTATTCTTAAAACTTTTTGCATTTTGTGTTCCTCCTAGTTTACTTTATGTAAAAAATGTTTCATAATGAAACATATACTGAAAAAGAGGTGAGCAAATGAAGATAGAAAATTTCTATAACCTGCTACTAGCTCTTTACTCTAAACAAGAAAATTTAAAAATAAAATATTCAATTGAAAAAAAATAATACAATGCTACTTGCATTGTTTTTTTTATTTTTTACTCTCTAAATAAATTCTCATAATTTCTCTATATAATTCATCTTTTTTATCTTCATCTAAATTTTCACTTTTAAATATTGCTTCTAGTCTAGAAGTTAAATCTAATGCTTCATCATAATTATTAGTTTCAATTCCAAAGTAAGATATATCTACTTGATAAACTTCACAAAACTTTTGAAGAGTATTTAAAGTTAATGCTCTTTTTCCTGCTTCAATGTTAGAAATAGCAGGTCTAGACAAACCAGTTTTATCAGCAACTTCAGTTTGTCTCCATCCTCTAGAATTTCTTAAATCTTTTAATTGTTTTCCGATTTTTACTTTATTTAACATTTAGTTCAACCTCCTATCATGGTAATTGTATCACAATATGTTTCATAATGAAAACATAATTGCCAAGTAATCACAATTTATTGACAATATGCAAAAATTGGTAGTATAATAATGTTGTCATGGTAGGAAGGTAGGTGAAGTGATGAAAAGATTTAGTTTAAAAATGTTCAGGGAAAAGCAAGGATTAACACAAGAAGAAATGGCAGCTAAACTTGGAATATCAAAAAGCCACTATGTAAATATAGAACTAGGTGTATATGATCCATCTTATGAACTTTTGGAAAGGTTTTCAGAAGTATTTGAATATGATGATGTTTGGGAACTTTTTAAAAAAGGAGAGTAGATATGAAAAATAAATATCTAGAAGCTATAAGTGTACTTGGTGAGATGCTACTGGAGTTGAAGAATGATAATCAATGGAAAGATACTCAATTAGAAATAAGAGATAAAGAAATTGAGAAACTTAAAACTAAAATAGACTATGTAGAAAAATATATGAATGATGTTTCTCAAGGAAAAGAAAAAGAGTGAAAATTTTAAAGGGAATAATTAACAATGGAGAGAAGTTTATTATCAAACGATATGATCCATCTTATAAAATGAAACTCCATTCGTTGTGGAGGATTTTTTAGAAAACATCATGTTTCAAATAGAAAATAAAATTAATATTTAATAATAGGAGGAAACAAAATGAGAAACGAACTATTAAAAGGTATTAACAAGATGGGGAATATTAGTT